GTAACAATATCAGCACCAGATAAAAGTGTTGCAAGAGAAACAGTGCAAGCTAATTCAACATATGGATTTATTACTGAGATTGTGAGGTTAGATAATGAATGATCCAATAAGTAAAGCATTGGATATAGAACCAATGAAGAATGAAGTTAAACCAAAAGAAAAAACAGAAGTTCAACCAATAAAGGATAATAAGATAGAACAAGATTTTGAATTTGCAAGAATTAATCAAATTCAAGTTATTGATAAAGGTAGAGAGGCATTAGATAATATGTTAGATGTAGCACAAATGTCACAACACCCACGTGGTTATGAAGTAGTTGCAACATTAATGAATTCAATCACTACTGCTAATGAGAAGTTATTAGATCTAAGTAAAAGAAAGAAAGACTTAGAAGGTGAAAAGAATCCTACTACCATAAACAATAATCTATTTGTAGGAAGTACAAATGAGTTGCAGAAACTACTAAAGAAAAATAATGAATCAGACTGAAACTTATCTAGGTAATAAAAATCTAAAGAAACAATACGTTAATATAGAATGGACTAAAGATCTAATTAACGAATATATGAAGTGTGGACGTGATCCGGTTTACTTTGTTGAAAACTATATGAAGATTATTCATGTAGATCAAGGATTGGTTCCATTTAAACCATATAGTTTTCAAAAAGATATTATTAGATCATCGGTTATAGAAAGATTTTTAATATGTAAAATGCCAAGACAGGTTGGTAAAACAACCGTACTTACAGCAGTTATATTACATAATGTATTGTTTAATGAAAATTATTCTGTTGCAATATTGGCGCATAAAGCAGATCAGGCAAGAGAAATATTAGGAAGAATACAACTTGCCTACGAACATTTACCTAAATGGTTACAACAAGGTATAATTAATTGGAATAAAGGATCGGTAGAATTAGAAAATGGTTCAAAGATACTTGCAAGTTCAACAGCATCAAGTGCAATTAGAGGAACATCTCAAAACTTAGTATACTTAGATGAGTTTGCATTTGTACCAGGACATATACAAGAGGAGTTCTTTGCATCGGTCTATCCTACTATTTCATCTGGACAAACTACAAAGGTACTAATTACATCAACACCTAAAGGTTTAAATCTATTTTATAAGTTATGGAAAGATAGTGAGGAAGGTAGAAATGATTATAAAAGAATTGATGTACATTGGAGCCAGGTACCAGGAAGAGATGAGAAGTGGAAAGAGGAAACTATACGAAATACTTCTGAAGAACAATTTAGAGAAGAGTTTGAATGTGAATTCTTAGGTTCATCCTCAACTTTAATAAATGGTCAAAAGTTAAAATTATTAACATATAGTAACCCAATAAAGACTGATAACGAATTAAAGATATATTCAGAACCAGAACAAGATAGATTATATATGATTACGGTGGATACTGCAAGAGGTGTCGAAGGAGATTATTCAGCTTTTAAAGTATTTGATGTTACAGAAATGCCATATAAAGATGTAGCCTCCTATAGAAATAATACCGTAGATCCTATATTATATCCTAATATAATACATCCAGTTGCCAAACATTATAACAATGCATTTATTTTAATTGAAACTAATGACATTGGACAACAGGTAGCTGATATATTACATTATGAATTAGAGTATTCTAATTTATTATATACTGCAAATCCTGATAAGAAAGGTGTTAGATTATCTGCAGGTTTTAGTGGACATTCACATGCAGGTGTAAGAACAACACCTATAGTTAAGAAATTAGGTTGTAGTAATTTTAAAACTTTAGTAGAAAATGACAAATTAATAGTAAATGATTATGAGACTTTGCAAGAAATGTATAGATTTATACATAAGGGATCATCATTCGAAGCAGAAGAAGGCAATGACGACCTAGTTATGTGCTGTGTTTTGTTTTCATGGATGACAGATCAATTATATTTTAAAGAACTCACAAGTTCTGATTTTAGACAACGTTTAGAAAAAGAGAATGAAAAACGACTAGAAGATAACCTATTACCCTTTGGATTAAGAGAAAATGGTGTGGATGATGTTATTGATTGGACTGATGAAGAGCCAAAGGTAGTAGACTTAGAGAACATGTCGTTTGACGAGTGGATGAGAAATTGAGTCATTTATAAATAAAATAGACTTGTGCTAAATAATAACCTTAATGGGGAGATAATAACATGCCATTCCAAGTAAGTCCAGGAGTTAATGTATCTGAAATTGACTTATCTACGGTTGTCCCTGCGGTATCCACTACAGAAGGCGCACTTGCCGGTCTGTTTAGATGGGGACCGATAGACAAACGTTTATTAATCAGTTCAGAAGATGAGTTGGTCGAAAGATTCGGCAAACCAACTAATCATAATGCAGAAACTTTTTTTACTGCCGCAAATTTTTTATCTTACGGTAATAAGTTATATGTCGTAAGATCAGCTAATACAACTGACGCTGGTGGTTCTGCTGGTGTTCTAACATCATATGCTAATGTAGGTGCTGTAACTACTAATACAAACCTAATAGTAAAAAATGATGATGACATTGATAGCAGTTCAGTACAAACATCACTAACAAGTGAAACAAATGTAATGTACGTTGCAAGATATCCAGGTGCAATAGGTAATTCATTAAAAATTAGTGTATGTGATACAGCAACAGCTTATTTTAGTAATACATCTATTACTGGTGGTGATGCAAATCTATCATCAAATGGAGAATTAACAAGTGTAGTTGCAACTACAGGTTCAAATACAGTTAGTATTAAAATTGCTAATTCAGCAACAGGTGTTGTTTCAGAAGCTGAAACAAAAGTAACCGCCTTAAAAGCATTACTAACAGTAGGTGATCTTTTAGAGTTAGGAAACACATCTATAGGTACACAGACTAAAAAAATTACTGCTTTAGGTGCTGTAACTACTAATACTACTCATGCATCAGTAACCATTAATTTAGATAGTAACTATACACTCGCAACATTTGGCAATGAAGCTGTTGCTAATGTTGAGACAACTGATTCAGGTTACCTAAAGAGATATTGGGAGTATTATAATGCAGTAGATGCTGCACCAGGTACTTCTACATACCAAACAAATTTTGGTAACTCAGCTGCTGTTGATGAAGTACACGTAGTGGTAGCCGATGAAGATGGTTTAATTTCTGGTGTACCAGGAACTATTCTAGAAACATGGAGAGGTTTGTCTAGAGCTACAAATGCTAAATTAGAAGAAGGACAAACTAACTACTATAGAGATGTAATTAATAATAACAGTAGATATATTTACCCAGCTGCAGTTAGAAGCTCAGGCTACGCTAATACAGCTGCAAATATTACTACACTTTCAAACACCTTACCACAAACAGTATCAATGGTAGGTGGTTCAGATGGTAATCCAGAAGGTAACGTTGCACTATCAACTATTCAGTTAGGATATGATCACTTTAAATCAGCTGAAGATGTTGACATTTCATTAGTACTACAAGGTAAGGCAAGAGGTGGTACAAATGGAGAATCAGTTGCAAATTATATCATCGATAATATTTGTGAAACAAGAAAAGATTGTGTAGCATTTGTTTCACCAGATAAAGATGATGTAGTATTACAGACAACAGGTGATGAAGAAACTCAAGTTAAGACTTATAGAGATTCAGTTACAACATCATCATACGCTGTAATGGATTCTGGTTACAAGTATCAATATGACAAATACAATGACCTTTATCGTTATATTCCACTTAACGGTGATGTAGCTGGTCTTTGTGTTAGAACAGATGAAACAAGAGATCCTTGGTATTCACCTGCAGGTTACAACAGAGGAGTAATTAAAAATGTTGTTAAGCTTGCATTTAATCCAGGCAAAGCCGAAAGAGACGTTCTTTATAAGTCAGGGGTAAATCCAGTAGTAACATTCCCAGGACAAGGAACATTACTTTTTGGAGACAAGACACTATTAGCTAAGCCTTCAGCATTTGATAGAATTAATGTAAGAAGACTTTTCATAGTACTAGAGAAAGCGATTTCTACAGCAGCTAAATTTACATTGTTTGAGTTCAATGATGAATTTACAAGAGCACAGTTTAAGAATTTGGTTGAACCATTCTTAAGAGATGTTCAAGGTAGAAGAGGTATCACTGACTTTAGAGTTGTTTGTGACGAAACAAACAATACTGGTGAGGTTATTGATAGAAACGAGTTTGTTGGAGACATTTACATCAAGCCCGCAAGATCAATTAACTTCATTCAGCTTAATTTCGTTGCAGTAAGAACAGGTGTAGAGTTCTCTGAAATTGTCGGACAGTTTTAATAAATAGAATAGACAAGGAGAATATTAAATGGCCTTTACAGTAAACGAAATAAGAAGTCAATTATCACTTGGAGGAGCGAGAAATACGCTCTTCCAAGTACAGATACAGAATCCTGCGAACGGGGTAGCAGATATTAAAGTCCCGTTTATGGTAAGAACAGCAATTATCCCATCGAGTGACCTAGGTGTTATAGAGGTACCATACTTTGGTCGTAAGATTAGATTAGCTGGTGATAGAACTTTTGGAGATTGGACAGTAACAGTAATTAATGATGAGGACTTCCTTATCAGAAATGCAATGGAACAATGGTCCAACCAAATTAATTCTTTAAGAGGTAACTTAAGAACTTTTGGTGCAGCAGCTCCATCACTATACAAAGCTAACGCAACTGTAACTCAGTATTCTAAGACGGGTGTTCCAATAAGAACATATA